TATGAGGGATGAGTTTATTGAGGCACACCATAAAGAAATTTATGATGACACAGTTACTCTCTGTCACAAACATCATTTAAAACTGCATTCTATATATGGCAAGAAACCTGCTTTAGTCACTGGCCCCAAGCAACAACGCTGGGTAGAAAAAAGAAGAGTAAAAGAATATGGGATTATTTAAAAAATGGGTTCAGAAACTGAATCCATCACAACCGCAGATAGCGGCAGCTCAAGGAAGTCAGGGGTCGTTAGCTCCTGTAATTACTTACCAAAGAGCGTATGATAGATTAGAAGTAGTAAACAGAGGCGTTAACATGATTGTTGATGCAGCTTCACAAATTAATATAGATGTAGGGGACAAAGAAGCATTTCCTGGAGTAGCAACTATTAGACATAAAAAGCTAGTAACTCTACTTAACAGGAACCCTAACCCATATCAATCAGCAGATGCGTTTAGACGCAACATATTTTTAGATATGCTGATGGATGGAAATGCTTTTATATACTTTGATGGCGCAAGTTTATATCACTTACCTGCAGAGAATGTTACAATTCACCCAGATAAGAAAACTTTTATCAAAGGGTATGATTATAACGGAACTAAATACAAACCTGATGAGATTATACATATTCAAGATAACTCATCAGATTCAATATATCGAGGTAAGTCAAGATTAAGCTCAGCTAAACGCTCAATCAACTTGTTATACGATATGAAAGACTTCCAGATGAACTTCTTCAAAAATGGAGCAGTTCCTGGCTTAGTACTAAAGACACCAAATACTCTTAGTGCTAAAGTAAAAGACAGACTAATTAATTCTTGGGCACAGAAGTACAACCCTAAGAGCGGAGGCAGAAGGCCTTTGGTTTTAGACGGGGGTATAGAGATAGACAATATCTCTAATGTGGATTTCAAGAAGTTAGACTTTGAGGATTCAGTAACTAATTTAGAGAGTACTATTTTAAAAGTTATTGGAATCCCACCAATTTTAATGGATGGTGGTAATAATGCAAACATTAGACCCAACCAGAAATTAATGTATCAAGAGACCGTTCTACCTTTAGTTAGAAAACTGATTAGTGGTTTAGAGCGATATTTTGGTTATGACCTTGCAGCAGCACTAGAAGACCTCTCGCCCTTACAGGCAGAGTTAGACGAAAAAGCAAGATACTACAGCACTTTAGTTAACGGCGGAGTACTTACTCCAAATGAAGCTAGAGACGCATTAAGATTAGAGAAGATAGAAGGTCATGATGACATACGCATCCCGGCAAATATTGCGGGAAGCGCAAGCAACCCTTCTGAGGGCGGAAGACCTCAGGGAAACGAGGAAAATGATGAATAAAAAGTTTGAAATTAACTCATTGTTTGATGTGGTAGAGAAGGACGGTAAGTCTGATACTCTAACAATCAAAGGTTACGCAAATACTGTTTCCAAAGACCGATCTGGCGATGTAATCGTTAAGGAAGCTTGGGAAAAGGGTGGTATGGATGATTATCTAAAAAACCCTATTATCCTTGCTTTCCATGACTATTCACGCCCGGTAGGTACCACTGTTGATTACAATGTAACTGACAAGGGACTGGAAATTGTTGCAGAAATTAGTAAAGCTGCAGGTGAAGTGTATAACCTAATCAAAGATGGCGTTTTAAAAACATTTAGCGTTGGTTTTAGCATCAAAGATGCGGACTATGAGAAGGACGTAGATACGTTTTTCATTAAAGATTTATCTTTATATGAAATTAGTGTAGTATCTGTGCCCGCTAATCAAGACTCTACTTTCTCTTTAGCAAAGTCGTTTGAAAATGTAGATGAGTATAACTCATTTAAGCAATCATACGAAATTGTAGAAGCAAAAGAAGATTCAAAAAAGGAAGAGAAGGAACCTTCTCAGGATAACATTCTTAAGGAAATTAATATGGATAAGAAAGAACTACAGGATATGATGGCTAAGTCTGCTACAGCAGCATTAGACTCATACAAAGCTGAAGTTGCTGAGAAGGCTGAGAAGTCTGCAGCAGAAGCTACACTTAAATCAATTGAAATGGGTAAAACCAAAGCAGAGAAAACTGCCGAGGCTTTAGAAGCTAAAATTAAAGCAGATGGAGATAATTACTCTAAAGCAATCTCTGAAATGTCAGATGAACTTGCATCTGCTAAAGACGAGATGGCTGCTATGCAGAAATCTAAGATGCAATTCTCAGAAGCTGGATCAGATGCTCCTTCTGCAGATGAGTTAAACTCTGCATTCATTACTGCTAAGATCTTAGGAAAGTCTATCGATCAAACAGAAGTTGGTAAGAAACTAATCGAAAAAGCTACGCGTTTCTCTGACACTGATTGGGAAACTACTTGGAACTCTACAATTTTTGAAGGAATTCAAAATCGTGTTGTAGTTGAGCCACAGTTCCAATCAATTGCTATGAATGCACGTGTTATGAACTTCCCGTTCAATCCAGACACAGGTGCAGATGCTACATGGGTAGCAGGTGGATCGCTTAATGATGGTGATGCAGTTGGTACAGCATTTAATGATGCTTCTTCAGGAACTACACAAGCGCACGGCTTAACAGAGGTCACACTGACTGCTTCTAAGCTAGCGACTCGTGAGTACATTGGTTACGAAGAAGAAGAGGATGCATTAATCCCAGTTGCTGGTATCGTTCGTGATGCTATCATCCGTCGTATGGCTCGTACATCTGACGCTTCTATCTTAGGTACAGGTGTTGCAGCTCCATTTACAGAGCTTGAAGAGTTAGCTGGTGGCCATGCTAGTAATACAGTAACTACTGGTTCTGCTTCAGACTTAGTTTCTGTTGCTGAAATCTTAACTGCTCGTAAGAACATGGGTCAGTGGGGAATGAATCCTGCAGATTTAGTTGTATTCTTGTCTCAAGCAGCGTACTACGGTTTACTAGATGCAACTGAGGTTACTACAGTAGATAAGTACGGTGATAACGCTACAATTAAAGCTGGTGAGTTAGGTAAACTATGGGGAATGTCTTTAGTTGTTTCTGATGCTTTCGAAGCAACAGCTACAGGTAAAGCACAAGGAATTATTGTTAACCCTAATAATTACTTAGTAGGTAACTACCGCAACATGACAGTTGAGACAGCTACAGATGTAGTTGCACAACAGAAGGCTATGGTTGCAACCCGTCGCTTTGGCTTTATAGCTAAAGAGGCTGGAGCAGCTAGTAAGGCTTCAATGGCGTTAATTAAGTTCGGCTAATACTGACTTAACTAATAGTTGAAATAAAACTGGAGGGGTCCGCCCCTCTGGTTTTTATAAATGAATTGAAAAGTTTATTTATAAAAACCAAGCCTTAGGGCAAAGAACTTTTAAGGACATATAATGGCAGACTTATATACAGTTAGTGAGTACAAGGCATATGCTGGTATCTCTAGTACTAACAGGGATTCAGAAATTAACCTTCTGAAGACCCAAGTTTCTGCACTTATAAGAACGTACTGTGGGCGTAATTTTATTGATTACTATTCCACAGCAAAGACAGAGTACTTCGACACTACCGGTGGCGAAACTTCTATCTTCCCTGTAGAACTTCCAATCGTGGAAGTTGTACAACTATTAGAGCGTTCAAGCTCTAAGACGGATAAAACAACCGTCGAAACCAACCACGCCGATAGTAACAATTACTATCTTTTAGAATCAGGTACTGCTCAATGTACTCTTTCTACTAAAACTACTGAATCGACTTGTATTAATAATGACTCCTTTACTGGGGCAGGCTTAAATGATCTAACAATCACTGGATACAACGCAAATACGTCGTCAGGTGAAATTGGACGTAGCTATAAAGTACAAATTGACAGTACAGGAACTCCAGATACCTTTAAATGGTCTCGTGATGGAGGGAATAATTGGAAAGAAACAAGCGTAGCAATAACAGGTTCTAGTCAAACTTTAGAGGGTGACATAGCTGTAACATTTGCAGCGACCACAGGCCATACAAGCACTAATAGCTGGACTTTTAGTGCTGAGAGATGGACAGGTGAATGTAGCAGTTCATCTTATACTACTCAATCAACTTGTGAAGCAGCTGGAGAATTCTGGACTGCACCAAGAGATTATGAGTTAGATGCTGAAGGACAAGAAATTATGAAAGTTTCTAGTTTTCCTACAGGACCTAAATCAGTTAAATTAGTATACAAAGGTGGTTACTCTTCTATACCAGATGAACTAAAGCTAGCTTGCTATGATCTTACTACATACTATATGAAGAAAGAATCAACTCCAGCAAAGTCTATGCCAGGCTCGGATATTAAAAATATCTCACGCAGCCAGTCGCTTCACTCTGAATTCCCCCCACACATAAAACGTATCTTGGAGCATTATAGGCATATTAGCTAATGAGCGCAGACGCACTATCCAACTTTCTTAAACGTAATATTGTAAAAATATTCGAAAACGACCTTAGAGATTCTTTAGAAGGAGTAACCCACCGTCTAACCTTGAATAGGGCTGAATTATCTACACTACTAAGGGGCAAGTTATCCCTTACAAAGGATGAAGCCGATGAAGCAATTACAGAGATTGAGGGTTCCCTACTGAAACACAGATTCATAGAAAACGAGTCTAGTAATGAGGGAGGGAGTGTGTGGGTGGCTTCTTCAAAGAAAACCAAATTAAACCCTAGACCCGTAGCTAACCCTTATAAATCCTTCTACAATTGGAAGAAGAACTTATACAAAAATACACTAAAGGACCTAAGTTCCGGTAGTAAATTAAAAGATTTTGGAGAGAATTTACACTTAGGGCATGGAGCAGCAGGCGGCGTTGCAGTAGTTACACACCGTAGTATGAAAGCAACGAAGAAACTAATGAGTAAAGGGGCAAAAAAAGCTGGTGTAAACGCGGAAGCAATGATTACAGAAATGGAGGCTATCTCTTTAGAGGTAGATCGTATCTTAGGTAAAATAGACTTAAAATTAAAAGCTGATGATGCCTTTACAGCTAGAAGTGCCTTAAAGAAGACGTACACACTAAATATAGAGCTACAGTGGGGGAAGTCTAACTTATCAGAAGGTCAAAAAGAAAAGCAAATAAAAAATGCTATAGCATCTTTTGTACAGACTGTAATTGACAACCCAGGGGCTTATCTAGAGGTGGGGGGATCTCCTTCTATGCTCAATTGGGTGGATAAGGCGTTGGACACTGCTATAATTGGCAAGAAAAAGATCAAAGACCAAGTTAAAACTACTAAAGCATCTCATTCTATAAAATCCAAAATTAAGAAAGGGAAGAAGCCTCTACCTACCACTCTACCTAGAATCAGGGACACCAGGGGTAGGTTCACTTCACCCGCAGCGATACAAAACATAATCCAATCTCAGATAACTGAAAAAGTTAAAGAGAATATGGGGGAAGGCGGTTCACTAGTAAATAGAACAGGACGATTTGCAGAATCGGTTACTATTACAAATGTTACGCAAACTAGACAAGGGTCATTGACTGCTTTTTATAATTATATGAAGTATCCTTATCAGACTTTTGAAAGAGGATTCAAACAAGGGTCAACACGAAGAGACCCTAGATTATTAATTCATAAGTCTATTAGAGAAATAGCACAAAAATTAGTTCATCGTAAACTAAATATTAAATCAAGGAGAGTATAATGGCAGGTAAAGCACGTTCAGCAATAGTGAATGCACTTATTACTAAGTTAAAACTTATTGACGGCTCCGGCTCTTTTAGTAGCAACTTATCTAATAATGTTACTAATAAACTTATCTTCTGGGATGAAGTAAACGACTTCCCATATGTATCAGTAGTAGCAGGTAACGAAGTAAGAGAATATTTACCCGGCGGCTTCAAGTGGGGCATGCTAGGGCTAAACATACGAATGTATGTGTACGGCGAAGAGCCGTTAGATGAACTTGAGAAAGTTCTATACGATATTGAAACCCAGATCGATGCTAATAATGTATTAACATATGATACTGGTAAACAGACTGAGCAGATGACGATATTAAGTATCGCAACTGACGAAGGATTACTTGCTCCATATGGAGTAGGTGAGATTACCTTAGAAGTAAGGTATCAAATATAGTCTACAACGGTAAATAGACAATAGTCGAATAACCCGTTAATGACAAGTTAAAAACACAGGAGAGCTAAAATGGCTTTATCTTTAAGCAGAAATGCAACGTTCTATGCGTCATACGTGGCAGCAGGAACATCAACTTGGGTAGGTAATGGTACTAACCCATCAGATTCGGATACTTTCGAGATTCCAATTCTAGACGGATTTTCATTCTCACAGGCAACTGGTACACAGAATGTAACTCTAAACGAAGCAGGTGCAACACCTAAACGTGGTCAAAAGATCTTCAATACATCTTTAGAGCCCGTTGATTGGAGTTTTACTACTTACATGCGTCCTTTTACAGACAGCGCAGATTCAGATAAGCACTCAGCAACTGAGAAGTTACTTTGGAACGCTTTAGTATCTAATACACAAACTAATAATACCTCTACAGGTGGTATCGCTTGTGACACAACAGATATGACTATTGATTTTGAAGACTCAGAGCATAACCAGCTACTTAAGTTTACTGGTTGGTTCGCTTTTTCTGATTCATCATTAACGTACGAATTGGCTAATATGTGTATTACATCAGCTTCAATTGACTTTGATATTGATGGTATCGCTCAGATCACTTGGACAGGATTTGCTACTTCAGTTACACAGGTAGACGCAGATTATCCAGATCAGGCGGCACATATAACTGACGGATACGTAGTAGCTAACACAGACGCTGACTTCATCCTTAACAGACTTAGTACTGTTACTTTGACTTCTACAATCTCTGGTAGTTCAAAAGTTTACACATTCCCTCTAACAGGTGGAAATATTACTATTGATAATGGCTTATCGTTCGTAACTGCAGAAGAACTAGGCAAGATTAATACACCAATTGATCACCAAGTTGGAACTCGCGCTATCTCTGGCAACTTTACTTGTTACTTAGATGACGCAACTCTTAGCTCAAAGGTTATGTACGATGACATCTTAGCGGATATCAATGGTGCAGCACCAGATGTAACAAACTCTTTCGACATTGATCTTAAGATCGGTGGCGCAAGTGCTCCATTTGTACAGTTCGATATTCCGACAGCTCACTTAGAGCTT